GTAGTTCTGCTGTATTAGAACTTATTATTATCGGTTACGATAAAGGGTACTGGAAATATGAAGAAAATGAAATTAATGAGCCTGTTTGTGATGATGACTGCATTGCAAACATACGCGGATAATGAAATTTATGTAGACCAAAGCGGTAATACTGCTTCCATAGATTTAGAACAACTTGGTAGCTCTAACCTCATTGGTGGTAGTTCTGCTGTATCAGGAACTATGACTGCTCTTGACCTTGATGGTATTAGTATGACTTTAGATATTAATCAGATTGGTTCAAGCAATATCTTTAGGTCAGATGCTATTGATGGTGATAACTTTACTGGGTTCTTTGAGTTTGATGGTGATAGTAATGTTATGGATATCTTATTAAATAGCACTGGTCTTATAAGTGCAGATTACATAAATCTATATTTAGATGTTACTGGAAGCAGTAATGAATTTGATTTAGAAATAGCAGAAAACGCTGATTCATCTTATCTTGATTTAGACTGGACAATCTTAGGTGATTCTAATGAATTAAATTTTGATATTGATTATGCTAATGCTATTAACTTTGTAGATATTAATGGTGGTTCAAACACTATCAACTTTACAGCTAGTGGATATTCAGGAAACACATCATCTGATTCAGGATATTTTTACATGGATTTAGATGGTAGCAGTAATACATTTAACATCATACAATCATCAACACTTGCAAAGGATTGGTTAAAAATTGAGACTACTACTTCTAACTCTAATATTTGTATCACTCAAAACGATGGGGGAACAGCAACAGGTTGTTGATATAGGTGATATATCAGAACTAAATGGTGTTGCACGAATATTAAGAGACGAACCATTACAAGCTGAATTAAACCTCGGCATACAAAGTAATGATGAAGCCATAACCACTAATGGTCGTATGGCTATTACCTTTCTTGATGATTCCACAGTTAGATTAACAGAACACTCTGAATTATTAATTGACGAATATATCTATGACCCTGACCCATCTAAATCCAAGATGGCTCTTACCTTTGGATTAGGAACAGCAAGGTTTATTACAGGCAATCTAAACAAAATTGATAAACAAAACATACAACTTAAAACACCCACAGCAAATATAGCCATTAGAGGAACAGACTTTACAGCAACTGTAGATGAACTTGGACGTAGTCTTATAATTCTTTTACCTGATAAATATGGTTTATCTAGTGGTGAAATAGAGGTTATGACAGCTACAGGTAGTGTTATTTTAAATAAACCTTATGAAGCAACAACTGTATCCGTATTTGAAAATTCTCCAACACGTCCAGTAATTTTAGATTTAACGCTTGATCTCATAGACAATATGTTAATAGTGACACCACCTGAAGAACAAATTATTGAAGGTGAAGAAACTGTAGTGCAGAAGAAAAATATCTTAGACTTTGATGATTTAGATATAGATTACTTAGAAGAAGATTTTTTAAAAGAAGATGAATTAGAGTTTACAGAATTAGATATAAACTATCTTGATGTCAACTTCCTAGAAGATTTGCTAGATGTTATAGATGCATTAGAAGTTGCAAAAGAAGAAGATGTGCTTGGTCAAGATGCCATAACAACCAACATTAAAGGTACAAAGTTTGGTCAAGACTTAGAAACACAGATTACAACTTTCTATACTGGTGAAAAATTAACTTTGTTACGAAGTGTAGAAAGTTCAGCAAGAATAGATATAGATGGAAGTGCGAGTTATACTGTTATCTTTATACAAAATGGTGTTTCAAACATTGTTACCATTAATGGTGGTGAGGGTAGCACAATAAAGATTACACAATCTAATTAGACCACCAAACAGGCTTGTCTCTACCTTTTTCCCATTTTGCATAATGCTTTTCTGCAATCATGTATGTACGATATGCATCAATATGGTCAACAGGGTTTTTGTATTGTTCAGGCATAGCTTGTGCAAAAGGTGTTAAGCTGCCTTCTTTAATATTCATTGGAAATATTTTTAAGCCATCCCATAATTTATCCCAAGAAGCATGTATTCTGCCATATCGCAAATAGTATTCTTCGCACAAAGTTATAAAATGTATTAGCAACCATCTATAGTTTTCATGTGTTTCTCTTGCCCAAACAGTGCAAGGATGGTTGTAATATGCTTTCTTGTATAAGTTTTTTTCTTCACAATACTCTGTAGGACTAAGATATCTGTGTGCCGTAGAAAGCATTTGTGCTGTTTCTAATGGCATTTTAACTATCAGTTTATCAGGTAAAGCTCTAGCGGCTTGTTCAGGGCATTGTTCTACTGCAAATATATTCATAATATCTCCTTTCAAATTAATATAAATATAATTATAGATATTTATTTGTAATAAACAACCCTTTTTGTACTTTTCTGTTATGATGTATCTATGAAAAAATTGCTCATACCCATACTACTAATTTTATGTTTACCTTTTATATATCAAAGCACACCAACTGAAATATTAAAACTAAAAACCTTTGATACCTTTGTAAAAAAATATGAGCCATCAGGTAACTTTGTAATATTAAACATCACAGAAGAAGATGTAGAAAACGAAGGCGGTTATCCTTTTCCAAGAAGAAGATTAGCAGAGATACAAGTAGACCTTATTAATTCAGGTGCTATAGGGGTAGGTTGGGTAATATCTTTTCCACAAGCAGATAGAATGGGTGGAGATCAAGTTTTTGCAAAGACTTTGGGATACATACCATCTGTTATAGCAATGTTTGAAGATGGCAAAAATAAATACCCAAAAGCTACTGGTACTGTTGTCAAAGGCAACCATGTTGATGGTATAGTATCTATGGGAGTTAAGGAAAACCTGAACACTCTAGCAGATAATACATTACAGGGATTAGCCATTGCTCCCACCGAAGTTGACCAACTTGTTAGAAGAATCCCACTACTTGTAAGCACACCTAAAAAAGAATGGATACCATCATTCGGTACACAAATATACAAAGCATTATTTGATGTTAGAACTTACATTATAAAAACTAATGATAATGGTATAGAGGAAATATCAATTAGAGGAATACCACCAGTAAAAACAGACAGTCTTGGTCGTAAGTGGATAAGTTGGGTAGATACGCCACAAACTACATTAAAAGAAATGGATGTAGCAGGTAAGTTTGTATTTGTAGGAGTAACAGCAAATGGTGTTATGCCACAGATAGCAACACCAGTTGGATTATTAGAACCACATAAAATACAAAGTGCTTTAGCAGAATCAATCTTAATACAAGATAGTCCTTACATACCTGATTGGTCATTAGCTGTAGAAATGCTTATATTTATTGTATCAGTAAGCCTTATATGGCTTGTATTGAACACTTTAGGCATAACATGGGGTTTAGTATTAGGTCTAGGAATAATGTTATCAACAGCTTATACAGGATATGAACTTATTCACAGGGGTATTTTGTTAGATGTAACATGGACATTGATCTCACAGTTTATTACAGGTTCTATAGCTTTTTATCTAAGATTTAGAGAACAATACAAACTTAGATTACAAATTAAGAAACAATTTGAACATTATTTAGACCCAAGACAAGTAAAACAACTGCAAAAAAATCCTGAACTTTTAAAACTTGGTGGAGAAAAAAGATACGCAACATTTTTATTTACAGATGTTCGTGGGTTTACAGCTTTATCAGAAACACTAGAACCTGAACAGGTTACTTACATTATGAACCAAGCACTTACTGCTCAACAAAAAGCAGTACAAAAGCATGGGGGTATGGTTGATAAATATATTGGTGATGCCATGATGGCGATTTTTAATGCACCCCTTGATTTAGAAAATCATGAAACAAAGGCGTTGGCTTGTGCTATGGATATACAAAAAAATATGATAGAACTGAATTATGTTTTAGCAGACAAAGGTATAAATCCAGTAACCATTGGCATAGGAATTAACACTGGATATGCGGTTATAGGAAATATGGGTAGTGAAAATAGATTTGATTACACAGCTATCGGTGATGCAGTCAATGTAGCAGCAAGATTAGAATCAGGAACTAAAAACGCTGGTGTTGATCTCCTAATTGGTCAAAGTACAGAAAATGCGATAGAATTTGATTTGATACCTTTAGACCCAATAGAAGCTAAAGGTAAAAGCGAGAAATTACAGGTGTATACATGGGATTCAAATTATCAATAATACTAGGTGGTTTATTGCTAGTTACTGCTAGTGGTTCATTTTGGTATATTGATAGATTACAAGACAATATCTCTACTTTAAAAGGCAATCAGATAGCCTTAGAACAATCAATAGCACAACAAAACGAATCAATTAAAACTTATCTTGCCAACCAAGAGAAGGCACAAAAGCAGATACAAGCAATAGAAAAAGAAAAACAGGAAGCAGTAAGAGAAGTAAACAAACTACGAACAACCTTTGCAAAACATGATTTAGATAATTTAGCATTGAGCAAACCTAAGTTAATAGAAAATATTGTGAACAAGGGAACTAAAAAAGTCAAAGAAGAAATAATAGCTTTAACAGACCCAAACCAGTTTGATGATGAAAATTAAAAGCATAATATTAATATCATGTCTTTTTGTTATTGCAAACTGTTCTATGATGCCCACTGCTAAACCTGTTGAGGTCGTAACGATTGCAGAGCCAGTCCCCCTTTACCATCCACCTTTACCCCTAGAAGTTGGATTGGTTGATATTGACTGGGAAATATTAACTCCTGATTTAATGAAAGAGTACCTAGAAAATTACGAGAATGGCTCTGCTCCTGCCATTGCTTATTATTCATTAACCAGTAAAGAGTACGAAAACCTATCTATGAATATGGCAGAAATTAAAAGATATTTAAGAGATACTTTATCAATTATCAAATATTATAGAGATTATGACAAAGAAGATAATGAAGAAGAAAAGGTGTCAGAGAACAAATAATTTGATAGACTTTAATTTCATTCATTATTAGGAGATTAATATGATGGGAATGATAGGAGAATGGTTGGGAATAATTACAGGTGTTGTTTGCGGTGCATCCATAATCTGTGCTTTAACTCCTACACCTAAAGATGATGCAATGATTGCTAAGTTATACAAACTTATTGAATTACTTGCACTTAATATTGGCAAAGCTAAACAGTAAAAGCCAATGTCTGAATCAGTCACGCCATTCGTATACAACGCTATACTAGAAAGGGTAGTAGATGGAGACACCATAGACGTGACTCTTGATTTAGGCTTTGATGTCAAACTCCATAAACAAAGAGTGCGATTAGCAGGGATAGATACTCCTGAAT